TCCTCACTCCGACCGCTACGGCTTCCAGCACTACGCCCAACAACCTCGCCTTCACTCGGGATGCTTTCGGTCTCATCATGGTCCCGATGGAAATCCCGCAAGGGGTGGACTTCGCTGCAAGGGAAACGTATCGGAATATCTCGATGCGTGTTATCCGGGCCTACGACATCAACAATGACGTATTCCCGACTCGTATCGATATTCTGTACGGAACAACGACCTACTATGACGAGCTAGCCGTCAGATTGGCAGGGTAACATCATGGGAATCGCAGTCACCACTGTAACTGCCGCGATCAGAGACTTATCGGACCAGAATTCCCAGGGTACGAGACTTGGGAGCACTTCGACCGACTTGATCTGTTTCTACGGTACGACGACGGCTGTCTCCAAATCTGCGGTAAGCGGGTCGGTCAGCTCCGGGGCAGCCACAAGCTCTCTAGTCACTGTTCTGGCGAGCTTGGGGTTGATTACGAACTCAACCGCTGCCTAGGAGGCCATCATGGGTATCGCTGTAACAACCGTAACAGCTGCAATCCGTGACCTCTCGGATCAGAACTCGCAAGGGACTCGCTTGGGGTCGGCTTCAACTGATCTGATCTGTTTTTACGGAGTGACGACGGCGATTGCTCAATCGACGGTCATTGGGGCGACTGCCTTATCCACGGTCTCCAGCTCTACCGGAGCCTTTGGGTATGGTAATTCAACCACGGCTAATTCGATTGTGAACGCCATCCAGCAACTGAAGTTGATGGGGCTCATCAATTAAAGCCCTGCGCGATGTAGTCATCCTTCGAAGGCTCCCTCAAAAGGAGCTTTCGGAGGGTGGTATTTACCTTGTGGCTTCGGACGACTTTTTGGAGGACATAGGGGAAATAGTTGAAGTAGGTCCGGGTAAAGTCTCCCCTAAAGGCGTTTTCATCGAAACCCAGGTCAAGAAAGGCGACCGGGTTTTGTTCTCAACCAACGGGCATCAAGTTACCAAGCTGAACGGAGAGGAAATGATCGTAACGCGGGAAGACAGTCTCATGGCGGTGATATGACACCTAGAGTCTCTATCTGTTGCTCGGTGTTGAATCAATCCGATTTATTGAAGGACATGATTGCTAATGTCAAAGAGCAGGCAATGCCTTCGTGGGAGCTAGTTATTGTTGACGATGGCTCTGCGACATTTCCTGTTGAACCGGATCATGCCCAAGCTATCGCAGAAATGTGCAAGGGAGATGAGCGCATAAAACTAGTGCGTTTCCCCAAAAACTTGGGTGTCCCGCATGGCATGAACTGGGCGCTGCAACACGCTACGGGGGAGTTCATCCAGCCTCTTTCGACCGACGAGCGTTTGGACCCCAACAAGCTCCTGTGGCAAGTCGGATATTTCGATGAGCACTTGGAAGTCGAAGGTCTTTGGGGCTTGCCGCAGAACGGGCCTATGGGTCAACGTAATGAATTCGAGCAGTACGCTCTCAAGGCTCATAACCGCTCCAACGAAGCTTGGGTGAGGACTCTGGTCAACCTCGAGGCCGTCCCCATCGGCGGGGCTTCGATGCTCTGGAGGCGGAAGGTCTTGGATGACGTGGGATACTTTAACCCCGAGTTCTTCACGACCTCGGACCTGGAATGGTTCTGCAGGTTCTTCAGGAACGGCCATAAGGGCTTGGTAATGCCCTATCGCTGGGCGGTCGAGGTAGAGAGGAAGGACGCGCCTTTGAGGGCTACAGTCACGCCTGAACGCTTCCAGACGGACATGGCAAAGATCAGAGCCTTGTATCCTCCAAAACCTCCCAAGGTCATGGCGAAGATCACCGTAGCCATTCCCTGCAAGGACATGGCTCACTGGATTTCGGAGACTCTGGACAGTATCCAAGCACAGACTTGGAAAGAGTGGGAGGTCATGGTCTGGGACGACGCTTCGACTGACAATCTCTCCGAAGTCTTGGTCAAGTATCCCTTCGTCCGCTTTTACAGGAGCGAAGAGTCCATAGGGGCGAATCAGGCTCAGAACCAGATGCTCGCTCGTTGCGAGACGCCTTTTTTCTGCGTCCTCGCTGCCGATGACACCCTCGACCCAACGCACCTTGAGCGACACATCGCGGAGTTCGCCCGAGACCCGTGGCTAGAGTTCGTTGGATGCCAAACGGACTTTATCGACAAGGACGGAAAGCCTCATACAGACAAGACGCACGGCTTGCACCAGATCGAGAAGGCTTCCAACAAGTCGCGCGATCAGTTGTTATTCAGGCTGAGATACGGCAATGTCTATTTCGGAGCGGGGGTCTACAGGACTCAAAGCTTGAAGGACTTGGCCGGCTGGGATACGACCGTGGGGTGTCTCGGCGACTACGATATGTATCTCAAATTACTCCAGCGAGAGAACATCCACGTCATCGAAGAGAACCTTGTACATACTCGAATTCACGAGAACAACAGGTCGATACTCAAAACTCGGCCCGAACGGATGGACTTGAAAGCGCATTACAAGAAGATCAAGGACCGCTACTACATCCCGAAGATGAAGGTCATCATAGCGACTCCGTTCTACGAAATGAAGGGCTACAGCCCTTACATTGTGAGCATGAACCAAGTTGTACGTCTTCTTACCATGCTTGGTATCGAGCACGAGTTCATGGAAGTTTCGGGGGATTCGTATGTAGACCGCGCGAAGAACACCATCATGACGAAGTTTCTGGAGGACGTGGAAGCTACCGACCTTTTCATGATCGACTCCGATATGCAATGGGACCCGTCAGCCGTCGTTAAGCTTTTGCAATTCCCCCATGAGATTGTCGTCGGCTCTTACCCCCAGAAGAACAAGTGGGGAACCTTCACGGGTTCCGCAGTCTCGCAAGAGGAAAACGGCAAGCGGCATCCCATCGGGCAGATGCTTCCAGATGGAAATGCTTTGCTGATGTCCGATTACCTCTCGGGCGGATTCGTCCGCATCAAGCGGTCTGCACTGGAGAAGTTCAGGGACCACTACAAGGATAAGGTCTATTACGATCCTTCCGCTGATCCTACAGACCCCGAAAGACTTTACACGGAATTCTGTACCTGCGAGCTGGGTCCCGGCCCTAACGGCCAGCCATTACGATGGGGGGAAGACCGGGTATTTGGGAAGAGACTCAAGGCTATCGGTATCGACTGCTGGATATACCCGAACATTAATTTCAGCCACTACGGAGTCAAGGGCTGGTCGGGGAACTTCGATCAAAGTCTTAGAGGCTTGGCTAAGGAGCAAGACCCCGCTATTCAGAGGATGTCCTAATGGCCGTAGCAGCGTCAGATATTATTACCAGGAGTATGCGCTTATTGCAGGCGCTAGGTGGGACGGAAGTCCCCAAAGCTGATGAGGCGAACGACGCACTCACAGCCCTGAATGCGCTTCTAGACTCCTGGTCCCTCGAAGGCTTGATGACCTACGAGACTCTGGAACGAAGCTTCACGCTTCAAGTCGCCAAGAACTCCTACACCATCGGGACCTCGGGAACACCGGACCTGAACACCACAAGGCCTATAGATATCGTACAGGCTTACGTTCAGGACTCTAGCAGCAACAACTTCCCCATGAGAATAATTTCAATGGACAAGTGGAACCTCATCGGGAATCGTGGTGTAGGCATCACCTCGCAGATACCGGACACCTTGTTCTATGACCCGCAGTTTCCGAATGGGGTTATCAACATCTTTCCGACCCCGCTCCTCACCTACACCTTGTTCTATGACTCCGCGCTGAATCAGGTTACGTTTGCGGCTCTCACGACTTTGCTCTCTATGCCTCCGGGCTATGAAAGGGCCTTCGTCTACAACCTCGCGGTCGAGATCAGCTCCATGTTTGGGATACCCATCCCTCCTGCGCAGCCGGGGCAGAAGAATGTCGCGCAACTGGCAGCGGAGTCTTTGGCGAACGTGAAGAGGGCGAACATCAAGGAAGTCATCTCTGAATATGATGGCTCAATTATCAGCAAGAGCTATGCTACATATAACATCTTTAGGGACGCTGGGAATTGAGAGTCCAATTGTTCGGTATCGGTCTTAAGGGCAAGTCTCCTGCGATTACAGCGCAGAGGCGTATCAATTGTTTTCTTGAACCCAAGACCGAACAGGATAGAACCATGCTTGCCCTGATAGGCTCGCCGGGACTTACTGCCTTCGCTACTTCTATCGGAGCGAATCCCTCTAGAGGTATGTGGCCGGTCAATACGCTGGCAACCCCACTCCTTTTTACGGTGAATGGGAACACGCTCTACTCCCTCAATAACGCCGCCGTTCTTTCCACCATCGGAACGATACTCACGAGTTCCGGTGATGTGAGCATGGCTGACGACGGAAAGTTTCTGGTCTTGGTAGACGGTACGAATGGCTGGGTCTACAACATGATTACGCCGGGAGGTCTGAACAAGATCACCGATGGGAACTTTACGACCTCGCCGAAGACCGTGACGTGGCAGGACAATTACTTCATCGTAACGGGGAACACGAACCGTCAGTTCCAACTGTCGCAAATCTCACCTTCCGTAGACCCGACCGTATGGCCCTCGGTGCAGATCAACTTTACCGGAGCCGCTGGTGGGCAGATACAGGCAGGGATTGCGGATCACTCGACCTTGGAATTATTCGGGGATGTCTACACGGAGTTCTGGCAGGATGCGGGGAACCCGGATTTCCCCTATGCCTCGATACCCGGCTCCGCGCAGGAATACGGTCTCGCTTCTCCGTGGTCATTGTGCAAGTACGATAACAGCCTTGCGGGTCTTTTCAAGAACAAGATGGGGGAGGTCAATATCTCCCGGATGTCCGGTTTCAGGCTCCAGAAGCTCTCCAATGCGGAACTGGACTTCAACCTGAACGGCTACACCAACACAGCCGACGCCGAAGGGTTCGGATATATGCAAGGAGGTCATCCCATGCTTCAGATGGGATTTCCTTCTGCCGGAAAGACTTGGGAATTCGATGGGCTCAGCAAGGCTTGGGGGGAGAGACAGGAAACCAATGGAGGCCGTTACTGGGCGCACAAGTTTGCGACATTCCAGAATAAGAAGCTCGTTTCGGACTATAGGAACGGCAATATCTACATCATCGACAACACCGTTTTTACCGATAACGGCTCCATCGCTCCAATGGAGGTGTGGTCGAAACACATCTGGAACGATGACAAGTACCTGACCATCCCTCAAATACAGGTGGACATCGAGTCGGGAGTAGGGATCACAAGTGGTCAAGGCTCGAATCCGCAGATCATGCTGGAGATCTCCAAAGACGGGGGTCAGACCTTTACTGCCTTAGCGTGGCAGTCGATGGGAGCGATAGGCCAGTACACGCAAAGAGTCATGTGGAGAAGGCTCGGAAGGGCAAGAGACTGGGTACTCAAATTACGCGTGACCGATCCGGTGCGTAGAATACTAACTGGTGCATCAGCAGAAATAATTGGGGGTCAATTTTGAAATCAAGAAAGAAAATGAATCCGGTAACAAGATTTTGGTCAAAGGTTCTTATTGGTCCTGAGTGTTGGGAATGGCAGGGGTCTCTTTACTGGACCGGATATGCCAGATTTTCTCTTGGCCATAGAAATGAAATTCTAGCGCATAGATATTCTTGGATTATTAACAATGGAGAAATTCCAGAAGGAATATGCGTCCTTCATAAATGTGACAATAGAAAATGTGTAAATCCAGATCATCTTTTTCTAGGGACATACAAGGACAATGCTGTAGACAGAGAAAATAAAGGACGCGGAGCTAGGCAAGATGGTCAATACAATCCCATGTCTAAGCTTACTTTCAGTGACGTTGAAACCATCAGGAATGTGTATGTAAAAGGACAAGTGACTCACAAAGAATTAGGAAAAGGTTTGGAGTGAATGCTTCAGCCATTCAACGAATTCTTGCTGGAGTGCGTTGGTAAATGTCTGGGCCTAATGTACAGGCACCGAATGTCAACGCGCCTCTCGCACAGGAGGTCGATGGCATTGTCAACCTCACGACTGAATACGACCAATTCTTTCACGTCTTG